CTAAAAATATCACCTGAATTTATCTTATCTACTATTCTAGAATTCAATGATCCTTCTTCTCTTACATTTAAAAAAGTACTTACATTATGAGTAGTAGCCATTTGTAGCTTTTCTACATAATCTGCATTTACATAACCAACTATTCCATTATACTCAACGTAATACCAACCAAGATAATCTTCATCTACCCATTTTATTTTAAATGTTTCGCCAGCTGATATTGAGCCAATTACTTTAGAATTAGTAGTTCCTTTAGCTCTTATATTTAATTTAGTGCTTACATTTTTAGTAGTAGCATTATCTAAAGTAAAATTATTTGAATCAATGAATATTCCATTAGTAAACTCATTCATATCACATCCACCACTTACACCAGCTACATTTCCATTCTCTGAATATTGGAATCCAACCCATTCACTCCATATATTGTTAGCTCCAGGAGTGTTTACACCATAATGAGCTATCCAAACTGGATAATTGGATAATCTACTATCTAAATTATTATTTGCAAAGCTTGTATATGTATATACAACAACTTCTTTTCCAGTAAGTCTTTTTACCTCTTCTAAGAATTCTATACACATAGAAGTTAAATCTCTTGCTCCTACCCCTTCAGTAGTTTCTATATCTAAAGCTAATTTACAATCATAATTAACAGCTCCTATTTCATTTAAATAATTTATGAAGAAATTAGCTTGATCCTTGGCTCCTTTATTAGCTCTAAAGAAATGATAAAATCCTACTTTTAATCCTTGCTCTTTCGCTCTCTCATAATTTTGTTTAGCATATTTATCCTTAAAGTAATTACCTTCTGTAGCTTTAATATAAACTACTTCTACACCATCATTTTTTACACTTTGAAAATTTATATTTCCTTTCCAGTTTGATACATCAATTCCTTTTAAATTATTATTGTTTCTACTTTGCATTATTAATTCCTTCTTTCTTAATTTTATTTATAAAAAAAGAATCATAATTTCTTATGATCCTCTTTATCTTCTTTAAGTTGTATTAATGCATTTTTTAATTTACTTGGTACTGGTACACCTAATTCACTTGCATTTTCTATAATGCTTATGCCTTCATTGGCTATGTAAAAATAGCATACCAAAGTTCTAAATATCCAATTCCCTGTATTTAAAAGTCTGTCTAACATTACAGCTACTATAAGAATAGTGAAAATAACTCCCTTTCTTGCTATTCCTTTAAGTCCTATATTGCTGCTTAAATCTTTATTAACATAGCCTTTAGTAATGCCAGTAATATAATCTAAAGCCATTAAGACTATAAGTATAACTAAAGGGGTGTCCCATGCTCCTAATAGCCATGTAAATAAAGTTCCTATTGCTACAATACCTATCTTTAAATAATTAAATATATTTTCCATTACTCTTTTGTCCTTCCTTACTCTGAAATTGGTTCTAAATCTATATTTGTAACAGGTGTATATATTAATTTTTTAGTTTCTAAATTAACTGAATAATTATGAATGTTAAAAAATATATCCATATTTCTAGGATAAATAGCTCTTAAACAATAACTTTCTTTATCTTGCCTATCTTGTATAAAATAGTTAAAGTCTTGTACTCCACCTGCAACCTCTATTATTTTCCCTGTAAACTTACTGTAGAAAATAGTCATGCTATTTTCATGTTCTTTATCCTCTTTTGCTTTTTTTAACATTTCTTCTTTACTAAACATTTTAATCTCCCTTCTAAGCTGTTACATGTAAAGTTGCTACTACCTGTAGTCCTTCTGTTGTAAATGTATCATTATCTCTTATACATCCTCTACAAGCAACTTGTGCATAGGTATGTCCATTTGCTCTATATACTCTACCAGTAGAAACAGTAATATTTTCTGAACTAAACGGCTTTCCAGTATATTTATACCAACCTTTTAGTGATGCTGTTATATCAATATATTGTGGATCTACATAGTCAAATCTAGCTGGCAACTGAACATCTCTATAAATATAATTATTACTTCCATCTGTATTTATTGATACAGCTTCATGATAACTTAAAGAACGATATGGATATTTCATCCCTGGAGCATACCACATATTACCTTCTTCTCCAATTTGATTCCATGCACCACTAGCAAATTTACAGTTATAGCCCATTCCATCTAATTTAAATGTTGTATCGTATGTTTCGCCACCCTTAGGCAAATATTTTACTGCTCCTACATTTCCTTTATAGACAGCTACTTCACTTATATAAAGCCAACAATATTCATCTAAATTAGTATTGGGCTTCATTCCATTATTATCGAAACGTAGCCATACCCACTCGAAATTACCAGTATTAAACGTAAAGCTATATGGAATGTCATTGGTTAAATCGCTTCTTTCTCCCCCTAAAGCTTGCATAACTCTTATTACTTGTCCATAATCACCAGATTCTGTATTACTTAGCATTACAAATGCTTCCATGCTTTGTATATTCTGTTCTACTTTGTAGTGAAAATTTAGTGTATATGTTGTATTTTTTTCTACTTTAAAAGATTTATAAGAAGTTAAAAACTTTTCTGATGTACTTTTATTTTTTACAGCTCCACATACCTTCCCACTAAATCCATATCCAGTATAAGGACCACTCCAGAACTCTCCTCCACATATCCACTCTCTTAATCCACCTGCAAAAGTTCCATTAGGTACTAAGTTGTGTAGATTAGTTGTCTGTGCAACTCTAAGTTGAAAATCTCTATTAGATTGTTTATACTCTGTAAACTGCTGTATAGTTACAGCACTAGCAACTCTTCCATCTAGTGTGTTTATTCTACTCTCTGTAGCACTAACTCTATTAGTTATCCCATTTAAGTTAGTTTCTACATTAGTAACTCTACCATTAATATTAACTACTTCCTGCTTACTAGCTTTATCATTAATATTACTTTCTAAAGTTTGTGCTTTACTTTCTGTAGAGCTTACTCTTTGAGTTATTGAATCTAAACTAGCTTTTATAGTTGCAACTCTATTATTAACTTCTGTTACCTCTTGCTTAGATGCTTTCCCACCTAATGTAGTTTCTATAGAACGTGTTTTGCTTTCTGTAGAACTTATTCTTTGAGTTATACTATCTAAATTAGTTTCTATTGTTGCCACCTTATTCTTAGCTGTTGACATTTCAGTTTTTAATATATTAACTGATTCATCATTTTCAGTTATATCAAAAACAGTTGCATAAGCTATATGCCAAATTATTGGATTGCTAGATGTTGGAGTTCCCCCTCCATCTAATGCAAAGAAACTGGTACTAGAAAAACTTCCTGTATCACCACATTTTAATAAATGTATATACTCTTCCCACTTACCTGTTCCATTTACTGATGTTAACCATTTAGAACTCCCATTATTCCCTGTTGAATTTGAATACCACCCTATTCTTAATCCAACTGGAATTTTAGCAATAATTTTCGTTACAAATATTGCATTTGCTCTAGTCATATTTCCAAAATAAAATCCACCATGGTTAGGACTTGCACTTCCAACAGTTTTTACTTCTATACAATATTGTGAATCAGTTGGACATCCATTTATTTTAGAAATTCTTGAAGTTGTTACTGTTCCATTTCCATTGTTATTGTAAGTTTTAATATTGTTAGAACTATTTTTAAATGTAGGATCACTAAATAACATTTTACCTAAGCTCATGGCACTAGCTAAATCTTTAGCGTTATTAGCTAAATTATCTACAACATTTATCTTATTAATTAACTCTGTTTTTGTTTTATCTATGTCTGATTGTTCAACTTTAAGAGCAATTTTATTTTTTAATATATCAATATTACTTTCTACGTTATGCACTTTATTATTAACTGTTGTTATTTCTGCATTAACAAAAGCTTTAGCACTATTTAAAGCATTATTAGCTTTATTAGTTGCATCTGTACTTGCTGCATTAATTGCATCTTGTTTAGCTTTATCTGCTCTTGCTATAGCCGTATCAAGATTTTCCTGTGCTTGTTGTATTCTCTTTCTTTCTTCTTCTGTAATCTTGCCATCAGCTGAAGCTATAGCTTGTTCTCTTGCAAGATTAGCTTTTGCTATAGCTATATCTGTAGCAAAACTTTTAGCTACAGCTAAATTAGAATTTATTTTACTTATTAAATCTCTATTTATATTACTTACATTAGTTGTAATACTTTGAGTTGTAGAATTTAAATCTTGAACACTAGCTTTTATACTATTATTTTCTTGTGTAAGTTTACTTTCTACTGTAGATATTTTATCTGTTACTGTTTTTATATTGTCTATAATTAGCTTGTCAGTATCTTCTGGAGCCTCTGTATAATCACTAGCCAATTCTCCTAATTCTATTTTTACATTTCTAACTTCAGTAAATAGTCCACTTCCATAAGTACCATAAAAACTTAAATCACACCACTTTTGTTTTTCATCATTAAGTGTAAACTTTCCAGTAGCTTTTATTCTTGTCCATTCTGTAGTTACATCTCTCTCAACCCAAAATCCTACAGAATATCCACCTAGAGAATAAAATCTAATTTTCCCAACTTTATTAGCTTTTACATCTGCTGATATTGTAATTTTTTTATTTAAATATTTTTCTACAACAGAAGTTATTGAAATTCCTACATATTCATTAGAGCTTTTAAATGGACCTTTACTTTTTAAAAATAGATTTCTTCCACCAAACTCAATATTTTGAATAGATTTATCTATATCTGATTGAGATACTTTACTTTCTATCTGATCTTTTAGAATATTTATCTCGCTAGTGTTTTTATTCAAATGAGTATTAACATTAGTAATTTCTGAATTAACAAAAGCTTTAGCATTATTAAGAGCTTCATTAGCTTTACTATCAGCGTGAGAATTAGAACTATTTATAGCTTCTTCCTTAGCTCTATTAATATTATTATTTATAGTAGTTGTACTCTGAGTAAAAGTTTGTGAATCTACTTTAAACTTTAATGCATTATCTAAAGCGGTTAAGGAAGCTTTTTGACTAGATAGTTCTTTGCTATGCTCTGTAATAGTATTATTTTGTGTAGATAATTCTACATCTAAAGTTCTATCACCTACAGTAACCTTAGTACCCTTAATAGTTTCAGTACCATTATTGTTTACTTCTCTAATAACACTATTTATATCTAGCTTATTACCACTTATATTAGCGTTGTCAGCTACTTTATTATTATCTATAGCTCCATTAGTTATCCCTGCATTATGAACTCCATCTGAATCAATCATTATGGTTTTACCATCTTTACCTCTGATAAGTAGTCCATAATCTGTAGTACTATCTGTTTTCCTATACTCTCCTAATATAACTCTATTAACATTATTTCTATTAATAAGAATTTGATTTCCTACAATTTCTATGGTTCCATCTGCACTAACAATTCTATGTTTGCTAGTTGTTATATCTCCAACTTTTAACTTATTTACAGATAAAGAACTTATTTCTGCATCTCCTATAGCTCCCTCTGCTATTATTCCCGAACCAGCTGTTATTGCTCCTGTCGCTATATTTTCTGCTGTAAGATTTTTATTAAGTGCATTTTCTATACTAGCTGTTTTAGATTCTAATACATTTATTTTTCCAACTGCTGCGTTTAAATCTGTTATATTAGCTTTACCAATTATAGCTTGTTGTAAATCTGCTTTTATCGAGTTTAATTCTACAATATTAGCTTTTTGAGAATTTAAAGTAACTATATCAGCTCTTATCGCTGTTAAATCATCTGTATATAACCTCTGTATTTTAGCATCAACAGCTGTTAAATCATTTATACTAGCCTTATCTATTAAAGCCTTTTTTATATTTGCTTGTTCAATAGAATATCTCTCCATTGATTGAGTAACTGATCCTTTATTATCAAAGCTAGAATCTTGTCTAGTTTTTCCTTTAGCCTTTACTTCTGATGAAATACCATTCTTATAGGTAAACTTTTGCTCCATTATTAAAGTATTATATTTATTCCCATTTAAATCAGTTAAATTTAATATATCTCCAGCCATTATAGCTGGGTTACCTTTCCACTTAGCTGTATATGGTATATATTTAAACCCATTATATTTAGTATATATATCACTTAAAATTTCTTTAGTTATTATTGGATTATTGAATACAATTTTATTTCCATCATCTGTACCAGTACTTAATTCTTCTTCACCTTTTTTTGCTATTACTTTTTTTATAATACACTCATTAGCTTCAATATCTAATTTAAATAAATTATGAGGTGTCATTTCCTGCTTTACTACCTCATAATCTCTAACTTCTAAGTCACCTATCCTATTAAATCTAGCAAATGAACCACAAAGGGAAGCTATAAATCCTATAGCTTCCCTTAATGAATATCCCTCTATTTTATTAACTCTATAATTAGGTAATTTACTGGCTAAATTAACGCCTGCCTTTTTACATATTTCTTTAGCAATATCGTTTATATCTGCTGGATAAGATAAATCTGAAAAATATACTTTTTCTAACCCTAGCATATTATCTACACACTCAAGATTTATAAATTTTCCTTTTACACTAGTCTTAATTACAGTAAATACACCTAAAGGTATATATTCTATATCATCTCCTATATACAATCCTACATATGGTTTTACAATAGCATTATCAAATATATCTCCTGTATTAATTAGTTTTATATCGAAACTGTTAGAACAAATTGATCCTATAGAAAAACTATCACTAGGATTAACTGATTCCTCTAAATTCATTTCATATATTTGATTTCCACTATATTCTTTATCTCTTATAATAACCTTAGCATTAAATTTTCTTCCTTGTAACTTATTTATTTCTTTATTAAATGCTTCTGATACTTTAAACAAATACTAACCCCCTTTCCTAAAGATTAATATTTATATTATTCCTCTATCATAAAGTCAATACACATTAACTCTCCTGGACTCATTTCATAACCATTTAATAATTCAATATTAAATTTATGTATATCCATTTCAACTTCAATTTCTTGTAATTCATTAATTTCTTTATTAAAATACTCTAATCTTTCTGGATCAATATCATAATTTCCCTCTGTTATTTTTAGAGTTCCATCATCTTCTTTTAAACAATATTCTTCTATTAATTTTTGCCTTTCTTTATTATAGTGTTTTAATTCTCTTTCAACTTTAGATATATTCTTGCCTATAGCATAAGAAACTTTAACTGGTAACTTTCTTGAACTTATTTCTCCTAATACATTAACTTTTTCTAATATTTCTTTATTTGTCATTTTAACCATTTTGAATACCTCTTTTTTTAAATTCTATTAAAAAAGAGCTTACTAACTGTAAGCTCTTATACTAAAATACAAAACAATTTAAGCTTTTTCCTACTTGTGTTGCTTTATCTCTAAATTTTTGAACTTCAGCTTGAACTAACTGAGAGTTTGATAAGAATAAATCCATATTAACTACATATGTTTGAATGTTAGCAACTGTATTTTGAGTTAAGCTACAACTCATTGTTAATGCTGTTTGCTTCATTCCATCCTTTTCTATATCTACTGTTCCATTAAGATTTGTAGATTCTGTTATTGTACTTGTTACTTTTGCTGTAGATTCTACAGGTGTAATTTTATTTTCTAATTCTGCCATTTTATATTCCTTCTTTCCTTTATTTATATTTCTATTAAATTCATAGACAACCCTTTCCATAAATTTTTATTAAAATCAACAGCAGGTGTACTTCTATCTCCTACATAAAAATTTTTAGTTGTAACTCCTTCCATTGGATCAGGATAAGTAACTTGAAACTCTGTTCCACTTACAGATTGTAATATTGTTTTAATCTCATTAGATGTTAAAGGCCCCCATTCACACTCAAGTTTTCTAGTAACTCTTATCCTATCTCTAAGCATTACACCTAATAAATTTCTTCCTGTATTTTCTCCATCTAAATCCATTATGTTAACCTTAAAACTCTTTGGAGAAGCAACTGCTACTCCATTTATACTAATTCCTATAGTTGCCACCTCCTAAAGATTTAATAATTGCTCTCCAGCTTGTCTATTCACTTTATTTATAGCTTCTATTGCAATTCTACCTAAATCAGTATCTTTTATTCTTAATATTAAATCACCACTCTCTTGAGGCCCTGAATTATTATAGCTATTATCTTTTTTATTCTTCATCGCTTCTAAAATAGCTTCTATTATAACTTCTTTTATTTTTTCTATGAACTCTGGATCATTAATACTCTTCTTTTCATTACTATTAATATTTTGACCTAACATTGTTAAATCAGGTTGTTTTAATGCATTATTAGAAAGTAATAACATATTATTAATTCTTTCTGAAAGTTTAATAGCAAGTAAATTTAATCCACCAGTATTATTTTCTAGTGGTACTACTGCCTCTGTTCCAGCCTCTCCTATTACGGCTTGTGTTGGTTTATCTACTATACCGCCTTTAGCCAAATAAGGCATTTTAGCTATGTTAACTCCAAAGTACTTACCACCAATACCAGGAATCCAATCTGGAGTAGTAAAACTAATTTTGTTTAAACCATCTATAGCCATATTAATTAGCCCAATAACGGAGTTTAGAGGCGCTTTAATTACAGAACCTAATCCACTCATTATACCTTTGAAAATATCTACAACGCCATGCCAAGCTCTGCTCCAGTTTCCAGTAAATACTCCGGTTACAAAGTCTATTATTCCACCAAATATTTTTTTGATAGATTGAAAAACATTATCTACATTTTTTAAGAAAAGATTTAATAGATTCCCTAATACTCCAAAACAATTTGACCAATCTGTTTGGAAAACATTCCTTAACCATTCTTTAAAGCTATTAAATATGTCTTTTATTTTTCCCCATATTTCTATAGCTTTAGCTTTTACAAAGTCCCAATTTTTATATAAAGCTACTCCACTAGCTATTATTGCTGTTATAGCAACTATTGCAATTCCTATTGGACTTGTTAAAAATGCTATTGCTCCACCTAGTAATGTTGTTGCTATAGTACTTATTTTTGCTACAGTTGTCCAAATTGTTTGAGCTATTGTCCATAAAGTTAATGCTCCTTTAACTATTAGTATAGAAGCACCAAGACTTCCTAAAACAATAATAATTGTATCTAATACTGGCTTTCCACTACCCATTAACCAATTTATTAAGTTGCTAAACGCATCTAAAACAATTCCTAATATATCTGCTAATTTAGCTAGAACTGGAGCTATCATGTTTACAAACCAATTAACCATAGGAGCAACAAAATTAGTATAAATATACCCAGCTAATTCAAATATTTTTGCTCCTAGCCTTATAAATCCCTGGAATAAATGACTACCTCCATTATCCCAAACATAAATTAATTTTTGAGTTAAATTTTCTAATACTCCTGATGTTGCATTTAATATTTGCATGAATGTAGTTGCTAATCCAGGACCAATTTCTCCCCAAACTTGCCTTAAAGAATCTCCCATATGCTTAATTAATGTAAGTGCATTTAAAAGAGCATTTGCTAAAGATTTAACTATAGCTGTTCCTATTCCTCCAGCATTCCAAGCATCTGCAAATGTAATTGCTATATCTCCAACTATATTAAATATGTTTTGTAAAATTTGTAGAATAACTACAAGTATTTCTTCTCCAGTTCCATTAGTCCATACCTCTAAGAAACTACTACCTATAGCTTTTATAAGTTCCCCAATTCCATGTAATGCATATTTAATACTTGCAATTGTTGCAACTCCTTCTCTTGCCCACGCTGCTTTAAAAGGTTGAAATATTTTAGATATAATATCTTTTAACTTCTCTACCATGGCATTTATTTTTTGCATTGCTACACTTGTTGGACTTAAATCCACATTAGGTGCAACCATTGGTATTGGATCTATTCCTCCACCACCGCCTCCTCCTTTTGGAGCCTTTGGAGCTTTATCGGAATCATCTGGGATACTTAATTTATTTATTTCATCAAATCCAGCTAGAGAATTTTGTATTTTTCTCTTAGTCTTTTCTGCTGAATCTCCTATTTTATCTACTGCTCCTGATGTTTTCTTACCTTGCTTCTCCATATTCTTCATTGAAGCTATAGAAGCATTCATACTTTTAGCAGCACCAAAACTAGCTTGATATGTTTTACCAAATATAGCACTTATAAAAGCTGCAATATATGCAGTTACAGTTGCTAAAGCACTCATTAAAGCATTTAATGCAGGTAAAACCGCTTGATAAATAGGCATAAAAGCAACCATAAGATTAGTTCTAATTTGTGCTAAACTGTTTGCAAACTGAGCATTAGTCATTAAAGCACTTCCTATATAACTAGCAACAGTGTTTATCCCCTTCATTACTAAAGGGAATACTATTCCCCACCTAAACATACTATCAATAAACATCCCTGTTGCACTTCTAGCACCATTCATATTTTCTCTATATCGTCTAGTAGAGTTATTAGCATTTCTTAAATTTCTATTTGTTCTACTTGTAGTATTTTCAAGCCTCTTCATACTATTACTTGCTTCATTTAATCCTAAAGTAGAATTCTTAGCTGAATTACCTAATTTCTCAAACTGCCTATCTAAATCAGCTAATTTAAACCCTGTTGCATCAGATTTAGCTATAAGTTTATTTATAACAGCTTCTGTTTTTAATATTTGCTCTTGTAATTTGTTTTTTCTAGCTTGATTAAACGTAGAATTATAAGCAGCCTTCAATCCTGATAATTTTTCTTGTTGCTGCTCTATTGATCTATTAGTTATCTCTAAACTATTAGAAAGATTTTCAATCTTAGATTTTATAGATTCTAAATCTCCAACATTACTTTTTGGTGGTCCTCTTCTACTTATTGGTTGCGTTGCTACCTTGCTACTAGGTATTGCAATATTACTAACTGGAGAAAACTGAATAGGAATTTTTATTTCTTTAGATTTAGCTATTATACTTCTTATAGCATCTAAAGCTTTTGATTTTATTTCTTCTATTGTCTTAAGAATATTAGCTTTACTTTTCTCAACACTAGATTTTATAGTTTCATCAATATTATTCATTCCTTTATTTAAAGATTCAGAAATTCCTTTCGTTATTGAATTAAAATCAAATTTTCCTGTTATTCCTTCTAGTGACTTACTTATTTGACTACCTATAGCACTAGCCATCTTTTCTATTTGTTTTCCTATATCACCATCTTGTATCTCTAAATCAAGACCAATTTTCCCTACTGAATCTGCATCTGCCATTACCTCACCACCTTTCTTAAAATAAAAAAGACATTTAGTTTTAACTAAACGCCTTTTTAAGAATTTCTTGTATTTCTTTTATTTGTTCCTCTTTTTCTTCATCTGTCATTTGCTCTACTTGTCTACCTCTCCATTCATTGCGAATCTTATGTTGTTCTTCAGTAAAGTTCTTAAGTATATTTTCATCTTCTTCACTTCTTATTGAAACAATTTGACCTAGTGGTGTTTTAGGCATTATTCCACTAAGTAATGTACAAAATTCATCCCAAGTCATATCAGTTTCAGTTCTTAATCTAATTCCATATTGAGCTGTAAAAGAAGCTTCTATAAGCTCCCAATCTTCAAATAAATCATACCATTGATTATTCTTTACTTTCTTGAAATCGCTTTGCCTCTTTCTCACTCATTTCTTCAATTTCTTCTAATTCAACATTAGATATAGCAGCCATTATTACATTTATTATTGCATTATATGCTGACATGCTCCACTCATCACCTTTACTATCTATATATTCAAAAGCTTCTTTACCTAGGGAAGCTTTTATTATTTTATTAATAAGCTCCATCTCATCCTGTTTTTTATCATCTTTTTTCTTATTTTCTTTAACTAATGATTGAATATATATAGCATTATTCTTTGTATTATTAATTTTATATTCGTGATCTTCATCTATCTTTACTGTTGGTTTTACATTAACTAACTTATTCATTATGTCATATACTTTTGCCATTGTTTATACCTCCTAATGTCCTAAGCTTGATGGTGCTTCTGTATATTCTGGTTTTCCGTCACCTTTTAAGTCAAATTCTAACGGAGCAACCTTTGTACTATCATCTCCACCTACATTTTTAATATCAATTACACAATTAAATGTAAGTTTAGACCCATCTGGGAACTCCATTTCTCCTTTTGTACTACAATCTAATCCATCCTTCCATGCAGTTGCTGCAACATAATCATTTCCAGCATCGCCAACATGTCTTTTACCTTTTAAAGATATAGAGAAACTCTTTCCTGTCATTAAACTTCTTGCCCAACCTGCTGTATCCATTGGTGTCCAATCTTCTACCTTACCATCAATTTTTATACCAAAGTTCTCCATATCAGCTATAGTCTGCATATCTTGAGATTGACTTGCTTTTCCTTTTGTTCCTATCTTAAATTTAAGATTGTATACTGGAAAAACTCCTGTAAATGCCATAATTATTCACTACCTTTCATGTATTATATTTACTTCTATTACATATTCATATATGTTATTTTTATCTGTTCCAACTCCTATAGGTTCAGTAGTTATCATTTTAAAATCTATAACTCTTTTCCCACCTATAACAGCATCTTGTCCAAATAAAACATTAAATACTTCTTGAGCTTTTTGTTCTGCTATATTAGCGTTCTTTCCCCAATGTATTAATATAGAAATAGCCTTAGTAGAATAGCTTGTATTTTCTAATCCACCTAATGCTATATGATTTCTTGGCCCTCTTATGCTATAGATACCTATACATTGCTCTTTAGTTGCATCTATCTTTCCTATATACCATTGAGGACATTCTATTTTAGTTTTTAAATATTCTCTTACTTCACTTAGCAACATTATTTAATCAATCCTTTGCTAAATATTTTTAAGAATTTAAAATAAGTCTCTGTTACAAATTCTTTATTATCTCCATCAATATAAGATTGCATCCATTTACCTTGTGCATTTATGTTTTTGTCTTGCCTAAAATTATACTCTGGATGCCAATATAATCTTCTAGCATATGGTGTATCAAAAATTATAGATGCTATTCCATCATCTAACTTCGATAAATCAACAAAACCACTTCTTTCAAGTTCTCCAGTATCCTTAGGAACTACAGCACTTGTCTTAATATCACTTAATATGGCCTCTGTAGTTTCCTCTAAAGCTTTATTTCTAGCACTTATTAATGTATTTATCTTAGCTCTATCTAATTTTATTGTTACTTTAGCTTTCATTATATTAGCTCCAATTCAGTACTAAAAACAGAACCATCTGGATTACGTGGTCTTGAAGATTTATAAATATCCTTTTTAAGTTCTCCAATTTTAATATATCCTTCTATCAACTTACCTGGATTAATATCACCTTCAATTATTACGTTACCACTTAAAGTTACAAGTCTACGCTCTGCATCTAGAGTATTCTTTCCCTTCTCATTATATATACTTAATCCTTTATAAATTAAGTCCTCTACTGGTTCGCCATCCTCATCCATATAAGTATGGTAAACCTCTACTGGTGTTTTTAAAAGCCATTTAGGAAATGGTAATTTAATTCCCATAGTTTAGAGCCTCCTACTATTTAAACCAGTTTGATATATATAATTAATAACTTCCTGTGTGGTTGTTATTCCATTTACAATACTTCCATTAAAAGATACCGAAGTACTACCAGCTGAAAATCCACTTAAAGGCATATTAATAAACTCACCATATTGCTCTATAAATTCAGCCTGTAAACAAACTGCTTTTTTAATTTTATCTTGTTGAAATGGAGATAAATTTTTAAATTCTATTCCTATTATTCTGTTATATGTCAATTTATCAATTTGATCTGATGCTCTTTCTAATCTATTTTCTAAAGTATCATCATTAAGGATATCACCTTTGAAATTATCTTTATAATATGAAATATCTACATAAGACATATACTCACATCCTTATAAAGAAAAAGAAGCCTTAACTAAGACTTCTTTAACTCTTTATTTTCTGCTTTAAGCTTTTTATTTTCTTCTTTTAATTTCTCATTTTCTTGCTTTAAAGTATAGTTTTCATCTTTTAATGGATCTAATTCATCTTTTAACTTTATATATTCCTCATAAGAAATAGATTTCCCTGCTCCACGTTCTATAACTTCCCCTTCATCATTAACTATGTCATATCCTTGTTGTTTATAAAAGTTCTGTTCAGATTCAGTTATTGTATAAACTTTATTTTCTTTAATAGCCTTCATATGTTATTACTCCTTTCTAGCCCTCTACCTCTGCATTAATAGCTATACCACATGCTTTATTTTTTATTAAGAAAGTATCTCCATACTCCCTAGTCTGATACACATATTTATCAGCTGTTCTTGAATCAGTACCAGGAGTAAACAACTTCATATAAGCATATTTACTTCTAGTTACTTGGCAAGATGGATGTATAAGGATCATATTTATTTGTTTTGCATCACCTGCTGGAACACATCCATTAGTGAAATCATACTTTGTTTTCATTCTTGATGATGGTACTTTTTTGATTGTAACATCATCTAAAGAATATACTCTTCTATCTATCTTTCCATTATTACTATTAACATCTAAGCTTCTTTGGATATTTTGTGCATTCTTAATTATTTTGTTCACTGCTGGTGTAACATAAAGTATTCTTCCTTCTGATGGTACTCCCTCATCATCCATTTTCTCCATCTTTTCATCAAACCAATCTAATACATTTTCTGTAGTTAAAGTTGTATTGTCTATAACAGCTCCATTTGATTTATATGTTTTAGCCTCTGCATAAAGCTTAGAGTATCTATAAGAATCTCTCTCTGGAATAGCTTGTTCTGTTTCAAATACATTTTGAACATTTGCCACTTCTAAAGTTAAATTAGTTTCATCTATATCCATAGGATCTAAAGCAAATTCTATATCTCTGTCATGAGCTAATTTTTTTGGTTCCCATTCATTAGATATTGTTCCTGTATTGAAACCCATATTACCTCTATTGTGATCCTTGTATCCACTTACTGTTATATTAGGTAATTTAATAGTTTGTGCATTAATGAATTTAACTTGTGGATTAGATTGCTCTAAATCATAAGAAGTTAATTCTCTAGCATACTTTTGTTGTAATTCTCTTTCAAATTGTTCAGCATAACTATATACTGCCATTTATATCACTCCTAATCTTTTTATTATTTATTTCCAAAGGCTCTTGCTAGTGCATCTTCAACATTTCCTTTTTGTTTTCCGCCATCAGCACCTATTTTAAAGCCTTTGTTTTCATCTTGTTGCTGCACTCCTTTAAAGCTTGGATATTTTTCTAAAACTTTATCTACTGCTTGATCCATAGTAACATCATCACTTACCATAGCCTTAGCTAATATAACAACATCGTCAACACTATCAGCTAAAACTCCTTTAGATAAGCAAGTTACTTTAGCTTCAAGAGTATTAGCTCTCTCTTCTGCATCCTGTTTGGCCTTTTCTGCATTAGTTAAAGCTTCACTTTGCTTTTGAGCCTCTGTCTTTTGGCTTTCTTTCCAATCTTGATAAGCTTTAAGTTCTTCTTTAGATAGTTGGCCTTTCTTTTCTCTTGCCACCCTATCCTTAATCATCTTATTTACTTCCCCTTGAGTAAAAGTTTTTTCTTCTTTTGGATTAGTTTCTTCTGTTCCATCACCTTCTCCATCTAAATTATTAGTTGAATTAGGTTCTGAACCTGCACCTCCATTACCTGCTCCATCATCTTGTGCTAGTTTCATACCTAATCTTTTTCTTAAATTAAAATTTGATATAGACATAAATACCTCCATTTATAGCCTGTCGGCTGTTAATTCCATGCACAGTTTAAGGTCTTAAGCAAGTTTTGGACAAAATAAAAAAGCCTTATTTCTAAGACTTTTTTAATTAATTAAGCTATTCAACTCTATTCATAATATTATAAAAACTTAAAATGCTTGAATGAATTCACCTGCCATCATATTATTTATAGAAAAATTAAGAATTTTACCGGTTGATAAAATTTCACTTCTAACTATGCTATTATCAAACTCATTATCATCAGTAATTACTTGAAAAACAAAATATTCTATGTATTCTGGAGAACCCTCTAAACTATCTTTACTAAACATAGAGTTTTGTCTAGCAAACAATCCTCTAGCACCTAAGTTAACTTTTACTTTTTTAATCAACTTAAACTCTCTTAAACTTGGATAATGCTCTAGTATTTTCTCAAGTACAATAACTTGAAGAAAATCCTCATTATAATATATAGTTTCATCTTTATTAATTTTCTCTTTAACTTTATTAAAGAGAAAATTAAATCCTTCAATGGCATCTTTATTTCTTTTATAGCTACTCCGGTTGCAATTACTATTGAAAGTCCATGTATAAGATCCTTTGCATATCAATAAAATTCAATACCAGTTGAAAGGATATTACATCCATGCCCGATATCACATTCTATAGTTTTAAATTAAATATCTTCTTTCTCTAAATCACAGATTACACTAATATCATTTGCTATTAATATATCACTATTTTTAAGATCAATTCTATCCCCATCTATTATTATTCTATTTTCTTTCTCTAGACTTCTCAAAGCCTCATTAAATTTTTCTATATTCTCTTTATCCATTTCTCCAAAAACATCATAATAAACAGCATCATAACGTGCTAAAGTTTTTGTACTTTCCTTTTCATCTAATACACTCTTTAAGATAGCTTTCTTTATTTCATACATACAAATAATACCTCCAATTCTTTTATTTTCATAATTCATTATATCATTTAATTTAAATTTCTTTAAATACTTTATACATAACAAAATTGTTGAAAATATTTAAATACTAACTATTTTTCTCTATAATGATTCCTTCTAAGCTCTTTATTAATTTCCAAATGATCCTTTAAAACTTTTTCTAACCCTTTAACCTTTTTACTTGCTATCTCTTTATTTTCTTCATCACAAGTACCAGCTTTGAGTCTCTTCCACTTTCTCAATTGTCTTTCATAATATCTCTGTTTCTGTTCAGCCTCATAAAGTTTAATAGCATCTTCACCATCTGGTATTGTTTGTATTCTAGTTATACCTAGGAAGTAAGTTGCTAATGTATGCCTACAGTTTGGCTTTTAATTGGACTATCTCATAATATAAAAAGAGACTAACCATAAAGGTTAATCTCTTTTTATATCCGTTGCGCTTCGATTGGTACATCTCCAACCTACTCTACTCCCTTCCATCATCTGATGTGGTTTCGATAGTCTCTACACTTTTATTGTAATTGTCTTTGTATTCCCACTTATACCCACCTGCTGTCTTTCTATACTTAACATGATTACACACCTTATCTATTGCATCTATACCCGTTTGTCTTTGTGCTTCTCTCATAGATGGATATTCTTTTATAAAGTTTCCTTGTTTATCAAATTGTAACACTGGTCTTGAATCAGAACTATTTTTTGTATCTCTCTTTAACACCTTTATTGAATGGATATTATTTTCTAAATATGTTGCCCATTCAAGATTTTCTACTGTATTATTACTTCTATTACCATCTTTGTGATTTACAGTAGATTTATTAAAAGGATTAGGAATGAATGCTTCTGCAACAAGTCTGTGTATATGCTTACTAGAAACTTTGCCGTCCTTGCTAAGACCTACAAACATATAACGATTCTTCTTAATAGCAGGTTTTAATATTCTATTACTAATCCACTCCTTATTAGATTGATTTTTATAAGTACCAATTCTTTTAACTTTACCAGTATTACTTACTTGATAAATCTTTTCGTAACCTATGACATCTTTCCAAATTTCCATATAATTCATCTCCTTATACGGATTATATCATGAGTGTAGACATATTTACAATACTTAGCACGGTATTGGGTTTCCCACCTTTCACCGTTAGCATCAATACTTGATACACCCTCTTTGTAATGAGGTTCACAACGTTTATTTTTACTTGCTCCACCCAAACTTCTAATTCAATGGAGCAATCCCTTTCCTACAGCCTCACTTAATAATGGATAATCTCCATCCTCTTTAGTACCATGAGAAAATATATCATCAATCAATACTTTTCCTTGCCATGGTTCACACATTTTACAAGTATTAGCATGAGCCGTAACAACTATTAAATGTATTCCATATTCATCTCTTTTCTTTCCTTCACCTAAAAATGTAGCTCTTTGACTTGCTGTTCTTAAACACATCTCTGCATAACTAGCAATATTAACTTGTTTACCATTCTTATAAGTTATACTATTTATACCTTTCTCAAGAAAATCCTTAGTAGCCATATCTATAGCTTGATTAATAGTCTTAGTACCACTTTGCAAATATACATGAGTTTTAAATATTATTTGCCTATATACATCATCCATCTTTCTTAAAACTGACATTTGAGCCTTTTTTAAATCATTTGTAATAGTTTCTTGTAATGCATTAAGTTTCTTTTCGTTAATACCAAAGAAGTTTTCTTCAACTTGTGGAGTAGCCTTTTTCCCTAGTTCTTTAGCAATATACTCTCTAACTGTTTGAGGTTCTTTTATATTCTCTGGAAACTTTATCTTTACTTCATCTATTAACTTTTCTGTATTTTCTTGACCTTTAGTAAAATTCCCTTGAATCTCTCTGTTTATAGCTTCTTGGATAGGCTTGTTATATTCCTCAACTAGTTTCTTATTTCTCTTTCTATACTTTTCAATTTCTCTAAGCTTAGTCCTTTGCCATTGTTCCCATTGAAATCCTTCTTTACTCTGCTCAGCTTGGTGAAAATAAAAAGCCCTATGCATACTAGAAATTAAATCAAGCTCCATTTGCTCGAATATATTTCTAATATCATAAGACTTATCTCTTTCCTTTTTAGCATTTTCTTTTATTTTATTTTCAGTAATTCCTCTAAGTATATCAGCTAATAATTGTATATCCTTATCCCTCTTGTCCATCTGTTTCAACCTCATTATCATAAGTATATAACATATCATAATTATCTACTGTCTTAGGTTCTTCAGCCACAAGATAGCCATTCTGTTTCTTTATTCTTTGTATCTCTTCTTCCTTTTCTTCATCTGTCCATGTATCTCCATACATTTCCTCAATACATTGCTCTATGGACATTACTCCATATGTTTTAGCTTTTCCTACAGTTTCTACTACTGAATCAAAACTAGGACTTGCATATTCTCCAAATACAATGCTTACTTCATATTCTCCAGTATTCTTTTTATTTAATACATTATTAGTCTTTAAGATTATATTAACTAACTCTGGTATAACCTCTGTTAATATATCAACCATTTTTCCTCTAGTATATAAAGTAGTTTTTTCTTTCTCTCTTTGAGCTTCTGCATTATCTGTTTTTTTAAGGTCTATTCCTAAAGTGCTAGGACTTATTATACCTTGTAGACACATATCAATAGCATTTGAATAACTCTCAACATAAGCCTCATAATTTATATTAGCTTGCTTCATATCTATCTCATTTTTTGTATCTTCTGCAAGGCTAGAACCTACTTTTAAGAATCTATTATCAAATGGATTAGGTTTCATTAAGTTACCATTAATATCTTTTGGAACTAAATCCTCTGGTATATACTTTTGAACTCTTCCATCACGAATAGCATCTATCCATTGAGATATAACTTCATCTAATGCATCAAAGGCATCTGATTTATTATCAAATATACTTTTACCTCTTCCCTCAAACTTAGGAGATTTAAAGAACATTAATGGTATTGCCATTATGAAATAATCTTTATATGTTACATCTGCAAGTTCTCTAGTTTCATTAAGTGTATTTAAAGAAACTTCATTTCCATTACTATCATATAAATTATAGTTGATATATCCTTTTCCATAAGTTTCACTTAATTTATATTGTCTATTATTTTTAGTATAAAAAGTATAGAACTTTATTTCTTTTAATCTTCCTCTTTGAGTTATATATTCAACCTTATCACCATCGAAAAACTCTATTATTGGATATTTGCTTATCTCTGTATCTATAGATAGTTTAAAAGCCCCATCACCACTAACTAATGTAGTAGCAATTATATCACCTAGCATATCATCAAACTTATTATCTTTTCTTATTTCTTCCCATAATGTATTATCAGTCTCTCCAGTAACCTCTATACTATCTAAGTCAGCTACAACTATATCACTTAACTTATCAGCTATCATTGCAGGTAATCCACTATGTATTTTTCTTATACTTAAATCTTCACTTGGAACAGCACTCCAAAACCTAGCTTTATTTACTGGATCACTTGATATATTTTTAAAGAATTGGTCCAGTTCGTATGGTTCTCCCCTATACCAAAGCTTATTTCTAATTACATTAGTTTCAAATGTATAAGCTTCTTGTATAGTAATAGGATTAGTTAATGCTGGTTGAACATTTAAATATTTAATTGCTGCTTTAGTTAACATACTCTTAAACCACCCCATTTCTATTCCTCCTTATAATCTCCTATCAATTTTCTAAAAGGTATCCATGCATACTGACTAGAGTTGATTGTATGGTCGTTTGCATCCTCTGGCTCGTATTTATCTTCTTTCCAACTATAACACTCTAACTCTCTTATATGCTCTTTACAAGTATCTAAAACATAATAAAATACTTTACCATTGGTATTAATCCAACCTAAAGCTAAATGTATTCTATCTAGTATAGTTACTTTCTTATAAGAGTTAATAAAGTTATACATACATGGATTAGTTCTCTTAAACTTCTTAAGCTCCATTATAGTTGCTTGGTCTGCTGAATCTACAAATACATCTCTAACAAATCCCCATTCCTTTCTATTCTTTTCTAAGAACTTAAAATATTTAGGAGCTATATCACTAGGAGCTAATGGAGTTTCTAAGTCTTTATTGTTATATACCTCTTCATCTAATACAATTAATTCTTTCTTATCTGTAATACCTAAGAAAGTAAATGCAAAGGTATCAGGACTATTTTGAGAATATGCTGTATCTAACCCTGCTGTAAATTGAACAAACTTTAATTTCTTATCTTTTATTTGTTTAATAAACTGTTCTTTAGATAATACATTATTCTTTCTTTCAAAATTAGAGAATATTAATCCTGTTGCTCTTCCTCTTAACCCTAGTATCTTATTTTTATATAGCTTAGTACCTTTAGGAGCACTCGTCTTTTTCTTTTCAATAGCTTCTTCATCTAAAGATGCATTATCATAGAAAGTAAAAAACCAGTAGGTCCAATTAGGTTTCTCTTCTGAATTGAGTTGCCCTAATATTTCTACTGGTACATCTTTCTTATATTTTTCTAATGGTCTACAACAATTAATAAACTCTGAATATATAGGTAAGTTAGGATCATCCGGATTAAGTGTCATCATAAGATAATCATTTCTTGTACATATCTCCCTAACAAATTCAATACTAGCTGTGTTAACCTCATCTATTAGTACACATCCAAATTGAGAACCTAAGGCCATTTTCCACTTATCTACGTTATCATAACCTAGTATGTATATTATTTTCTCACCATTAGGAGTTATATATCTTATATGAGGTATTTTATTATCTTTATCACCATTACCGTTATACTTGACTAAATCACCAAATACATCAGTAATCCCATATTCCTTTTGTATTAAGTTCTTTTCAGCAACTCCAGTTGTTTTAGCAGCAATAACATGCATTTTCTTGGGAGATTCTGCAACCATTAACATAAACTTTAGTATTCCTACTGTAGTTTTTCCTGCCGCGGTTGTTCCCTCCAATGCCTCTACTGGTGCTCTATGTTCTAAAAAGTCTAAATACTTATCTGATAACTTATATTCATTACTCATTTTTATTTCTTTCCTTAATTTGTCCTAATATAAAATCTAACTTAGCTGTAGAGTTAGTATTATTCTTAGAATTATCTTTAACTATTCTTGATTTCAACACTTCAATTCTAGTTTTTTGTTCTTCAGTAACACTATCCCAATTCTTATGAATCATTTCATCATAGCTATTTATCATACTTTCAAGAGTTTTCATTGCTCTTGATTGCGCTTGCAAGAATGTAGCTTGTCTATCCCAAGCAAATTGGAACTCATATTCTACCTCTGTACTTTCGCCATAGTCATCAGTATGTTCTTTCTTTTTCTTAAGCTCCTTTATCATTTCCTCTTTAGATTCTACATACATAATTCTTTGAGCTCTTATTATTGCTGCATATTGAATTTGTATATTTCCCCATAAGATTTCTATCGGATCTAATTCTTTAACATCTTCAATAATCTCTTTAGTTTCATCTGGAAGATATTTAGAAAAGAATCCGTGTTTTTCTGCATTTTTATTTTCTTTAGGTGCTCCACAACCAACTGAATTTTTATTATTAGGTTGACCTCCCTTTTTTCTCTTTTCTTTTGGAGTACTCCGTAAATCTGTTTGGAGTACTCCATTTAATTTATCACTCCAATTATCTTTAGCTTTCCATCCAGATATAGTTTTTTCTGATATGCCCAAAGTTCTCGCAATTTCTCTATTAGCAATATTTCCATTGTGATTCTTGTATATCTCAAATGCTTTATCTCGGTTTGGACTTCTTGCTCTAGCCATATCACCACCTCACCTATTCGTTTGTTTTGTAAAATAAAAAGAACTCTCAAATGAGAGTTCTACAAAAAGTCTAAGTCACTTTCTTCTTCAATAATTTCTTTATCTATATTATTTTTTAATTTAATGCACTCACTATAGTTAAAAATTATTGCAGGTATTTCATCAAGATCATTTGAAGCATATTTTTGAAACCAATTATGTATGATAAGAAATTTATCTTTTCTATTAAATATATTTTCTACATCATCATTTAGTAAATTCCATTCATAATTTTGAACTATTTCTGTAATATCTCCTTTCATATTCTTAACTTCTTCTATTTCACTTACAATACTATTCCTTTTATTGTATAACAACTTCATTAATGATGTTTTTCTTTTACTACCTATATTTGCTGCAACTTCCTTTAAATTACCTAGCGAATCTTTGCTAGTTATTATAAACTTAACTGCTCCATCAAAATTTACATCACTAAATGTATAACTAAATGTATCATTAACGTCTTTTTTAATTCGTAAATGCCTAGTGTTTTCATTTAATCTTTTTATAAATATTTTTTCATAACTAAATTCTAGACTTTTTCTAATATTAATATGTTTTTCATCAATATTAGAATAATATTGATTATTGTAGCTAGCATTATAATATTTTATAAATTCTTCAATAACAGGATATAATATACTTCTAGAAAAACTCTTGTAATCCATATCATAACAAAAGTCTAATATATTATAATATTTATCTATTTTAACTTCACTTGATATTTTTTTTAGAAATTTATCCGATTGCTTTTTAGAATCATTGCATATATAAGCTGCAGCAAAATACTCCTGAAATGATTTGTGTATCCACTTATATTCCAATCCATCCTTTATGAATAATGGTATTGAATGAACTATGTCCCAAATAAAAAAGCTCGTTTTAAATTCTATTTCTGAATTTTTTTCTTTTACAAAATCTATATATTTGATTAAATCTTCTTTTGAATATTCTATTCCCTTTGACAATGTAGTAAAAGCTAAGCATCGTAATATTTTATGAAAATCATCTATATCCAATCCACTTCTTTTTATATGTTTATATGCACCACCTTTTGATAAATCATGTTGCTCAAACAATGCATCGTATACTTGTTTATAAAATATGTGCTTTTTGTATGGTATACTTTTATTATATTCAAATGCTTTATATAAAAGAGAAACCATAAGCGGATTTTCTAAAAATTCTTTCAATATTTTTAGATTTTCTTCATTTTCAAGATTATCTATTAATTCTTTTGATAAATCTCCATTTTCGTCATATTTGCTAATTAATTGATATGCTTCTTCTTTAGCAAGTGCTTTTATATAAAATCTTTGAAAATCCCCAAAAGATGTAAGTTCATCCTCATCTCTAGATGAAATTATAAATTTATTATTATGAGCTTTATCTATGAATTCTTGAATATTTTTTGTAATAATATCTTTATTTTCTAATGTTATTTCATCATATCCATCAAAGAAAAATATAAAATCACCTCCTCTTATTAATTCAGCTATAACCTTTTTATTACACTCAGTATCAATTCCATTAATTTCTTTAACTATAAAATCTAATATTGATGTATTTTTATCTAACTTTCTTAATTCTATTAATATTGGTATCCCTTTATTTTCTTTAATCGTACTTAAATATAAAAATTTCATTATAGTTGATTTTCCCATACCTGCATTATCTACTAACAAAACTTTATTATGTAATGGAATGAACTTTTCATCATATTTATCTATACAAAGTTCAAAATTATTTTTTTCATTTTTACCTATATATTTAACTACCTTTAATGGTATATATAAATCTTCTAATTTTTTTTGTTGATTTTTAAACACTATAGTATTTATATATTTATTATTTTTATAAGATCTTTCTAAATAATCCAAAATATTCTCTTCTACTTTTACTCTATCTTTATCTAAAAGTGAATTGTCACTTAATGTTTTTAATCGTGGAGAAACATACTCTTTTACAGTTGATTTTATAATTTCACCTACACAAGTAGTCGCTATCAAAGTTATTCCTTTATTCAATAGTTCTTCCATTTCTATTCCCCCTTAAATATATATTCATATTATA